GTTACTTCTACTGTTGCTTTTACTCTCATTTTCTTATCTTCCTGTGATCGAGAGAAACGCAATCCTGATGACCACAAGTTCTTTCCCCTGCCATCACTAAGCTTCCGTCTTCTCTTATTGGAGTGACTAAATCTTCGGCATAGTTTCCTTGCCAAATCAGACAGTCACCTATCTTTGTTTGTTTCCTTGCCCTGCAAGATTGGCACAAGTCCGGGTTCTTGCGAGTCAAGAGTATTTCCCACACTAGGCCACACCGAGGGCATTGCTTTTGCATGGGAAAATCCTAGCCATCTTTTTGAGCCTCCGCTTTGCAACAGGGTAAGCAAAGAGCAATAACTAAACCATGAGTGCATTTGAGGACAGGTCCAAAAACAGCCTCAGACATTTCCTTTAGGTAGTCATCATCCTGTCTTGCTAATCGGTCTTCTTTTGAGTATGCGACTATGTGCTTAGGTTCGAGCCAAGTCACTCTTTCGTCTTTGCGAGCGGCGTGAAGTGCTTTTAGGGCAGTCTCATAAGGCAGGTATCCGATCACCGAATACCAAGCCTGTAGGGTTTCCTGTGAGAGTGTTCGGTTGTCTATTGCTGCGACCTCTCTAAGCAGATCAGCGCATTCAGTCTTGAGCATCAGAGTCCTCCGCCCACTTCTTGATTGCATCCCAGTCGGTTTGCTTCTTCTTGCCCTTGAGTTCTGGTAGCGGTCCATTTTCCCAAGCATCAGCATTTAGCCAAGTTGCTGGATGCTTGATGAATCTAGCTTCTGGCAGATTAGGGTCATGGGCATACCTGATGACCCCGGCAAGTATCTCCTCAAAGCCCGCTCTATTGAGTGCTGACCTGAACGCTTTTAGGGCTGCTCTCCTATCTGATTTTCTCGGATACTCTTTCCAGAAGTTATCAAATAGCTCACTCACATGAGAATTACTTAAGGTTTCTCTTAAGGGTTCTATAAGGGATTGCACGCCAACAGGTGTCACCCCTCCCTCTGCATTTGTCACCCCTGAGCCTGTATTTGTCGCCCCTCGACCTGTATCTGTCACCCCTGCAAGTCTTACGAAGTAGAGATTTGATTTGTAATGATTTCGAGTTGGTGCTTGCTGATAGTGAACTTCAAGCTCACCTATCTGCACTAGGTATTCAATGTCACGCTGGACCGAGCGTTCTGATGCGTTGACCATTCTGCCGATCGTGGCAAGTGAGGGCCATGCGCCTAATTCGCCTTGATGATCTGCAATTGCTAATAGAACAAGTCTGGCTCTGCCGACTGATTTTGATTCACGCCAAACAGCGTTCATGACTTCAATGCTCAATGTAACTCCTATCCTCGGCAATCGCCTAAGATAGGAATTGCCGATGCTCACTCATCGGTCAGGCAGGCCGTCATGGTCTGCCTGTTTTTATTTTACCCTATGCTCACCTTCTGAAAGGCTGCCTTAGCGGTCTTATCTCTCGCTCCGCCTGCCCATCTTCCGGCATTGAAGTAGAGGGTCTGTATTGCTTCTAGTTGCTCTTGTCTGCGCTTGCGCTCTGACAGGTCAACCTTTTCTTCTTCTCTTTCTACCCTGATTGCGTGTTCTCGCATCTTGCGAGCTAGTTCCTCGATGTCCATTCTTATCCTCTCTTAGATCAAGTAACTTGGTGGTTCTGTTTTTACCTTGCCACCATCCTCGGACAATTTATACCAAGTCAAATGCGGTGCGTCAAATACTGGACTAGAAAAGTCTTCCCATGATGCCAATTTGTGACCATACTCTCTGGCCTCGGCTGCCACAATTGCATCCGCCTCCATCGCAAAGTTGTATTCAGGGCAGACAAGCATGAGATTGTCTAGCCTGTCTAAGAGCTTCGACCCCCCGGATTTTCTGTTCTTTCTGTGGTGATGAGTCAGCCCCTCGGTCCTTCCGCAATGCCAGCAATGGTCATCTCGGTTATTTACTATGCGCTTGAGTCTTTCTGGGGTCACAGAATGCCTCCTAAGGGCTTTTCAGGGTCGAAACAGGTAAAGATAGCCAAGAAGGGTCTAATCCCCTCTAATCGCATTCTATGCCCTTACAGCCTAGTTTCCTGCTGTATTAGCTTTGCTTGAGTGGACAGCACGATTGTTGCTGTCTCGATTGCCTTGACCTTAGCCTTTATTCGGTTCATTTCTGCCCTGCGCAAATCCCTAGCCAACCTCAGATCAGCAGACTCTAGTTTGGCGATGGCTTCCCTGTCTCGGACTGTCCCGGCGGCTTTAATGTAAGCCTTCTGTTCGGCTAGGTCCAAATCGTATTCAGCCTCAGCCAATGCTTTCTCAGCCTCGAACAGCGCAGTAGAACCCTTAGAGTTCTCCGCTATCAGTTCCGCTAGTTGCCTCTGGATTTCCTGTATCACTCAATACCCCTAACAGAAGCTCGATGAGTTCTCTGTTCCAGAACTGAGCTTCACTTTCCTGACCTCGATACCTTGCCACCAGATACGCCTCCTCCAGCTCTTGGAGTTTGGCTCTCTTCAAATCGCTGAGCATAGGCCTTCAACCCTTCTAGGATTTCCTGAGAAGCGTTGTTTGCTTTGGCCTGAGCATAGAGGTCTCGCAGTTCTTCGATTGTGCCAAGACTACCAGCTCGTTCTAGCCAATCCATCCTTGCAACCTTTTCCATTTCTTCCCTGCTTGCAAGTGAGTTGTTTTTGTTCATCGCATACCCGATGACCATTAGCGCTCTACCAATTGCAGAAGTCTCTGCGTTAGGAAGCGCTGCGACATTGTTCGCTCCGCCTGTGCCATCAACCTCAGCAGCGAACCCTGTTCCTTTAGGTAGGTTGTTTGCCTGATCGCCAGCGGTGAGGAAGACATCTGCTCTGACAACCCATTGAGTCTTTCCGTTGCCTAAGTCGTTACTGCCGATGAGAGTTGTCGTAATTCTGCCGTCAGGATAGTCGGTGTGAAACTGTGCCAATCTCTCAGCAACAGTTGCGTATTGTGTTAGGTCAAACCTTGCCATTATTTCTTTCCTTTCTTCACTACTAAGTAGGGTAGTCCTTCTCCTTTTGCCTGCCTCGAAGCTATGCGAACCTTCTGTCCGTCAACTTCCATGTAGGCGTGTTTCGCTCGACCCATTGCATCGAGAACCTGTGATTTGATTAGGCGCAACTCTTCGGCAGCCTCGTCATACTTTGCTTGTGCGTTTGACAGGTAGTGCAGCGAGTCAATCTCGACCTCAGTCTCGTCAATCATCGGGTGCTGATATCTCACAGCCTCATAAGTTGACTCCGAGCCATCCCACTCAGGTCGCTGGTCAGCGAACATACAAGCCTGAAAGTCGATCGCCTTCTGTCGAGCGATGTCAATCTCAAAATCATCACGCTCAATCCAGTAATCGTGCCAAGTCATTCCTGCGACTGCTACCAAAGCAGCTTTCTGTAGTCCGAGAATGTCTAGGTAGTGCTGCACCTGAGCGTAATAACCAGCAGGCAACTCCTCCCAAGTCTGTCTGCCTGTCTTGACCTCGATGACAATCCACTCGCCTGTCTCTTTGTGTCGAGCGAGAGCGTCGGGGTTGGCGTGGCGAAATGGGATTAGGGCATCTTGATATGTGCCAGTTAGGAAGACCTCATACTCAGGATGCTCCTCTGACCAGAGCTGAAGGATTGGCAACTCGAAAGCCTTGCCGAATCTGATTGCCCAGTTCTCTTGAATCTGTGAGGGTATCTTGCCTGTCTTCTTTGCCCATAGTGCGTAAGCAGACTCAAAGGGGTTTAGTCCCATGATGGTTGAAATCTCTGATCCGCCGATTGAGTCCTTGCGAGCGTTGTGCCACTCGTCAGAACCAGCTTCAAAGACTCCGAGTAGGTTTGCGTTGTTGAACTTCTCAGGTGCGTGTGTTTTGAACATGAGGTTATTTTCTACCCTGCCTCTGACATTTATTCCGTAGGCTATCGGCATGGGACACTTCGACCAAAAGCATTACCGCTTGCTAAAGGCTATTCACGCCGCTGGCGGTGTTCCCTGTGAGGATTTCCCTGAGTTGTTCTTTCCCGATGAGATTCGAGACGAGACTCGACGGAGGCTGTCTATTGTGATCGCTAAGAAGCTCTGCGACACCTGCCCTGTCAAGGCTGAGTGCTTTAGGTATGCCGTTGAGTCAGGTCAGAAGTATGGGATTTGGGCAGCGACTTTGCCCTCTGAGCGTTAGTCCTTCTTGAATGCCACAGAGGTCAGGATTGAGAGCAAGCCTGCGCCTAGCGACACCGATGCAAGTCCAGCCCAGTCAATAGTGAACAGCCCTACCGAACCCGAACCGAGAAACGCAATCGCTGTCTGAGCAACTGTCTTGACAGCTCGCTCGCCTGCGTAGTTAATAAAGTCTGCACTAAATATCTTCATCATGTGCCTTTCTAGTTTTGACATCTTCGTATGTAGCAAAAGCAGTATAAGCGGTGAGGATGATAGAAATCAAAGCGACACCGCC